TCGAATATAACATTATCTAACATACTTGGACAATCTAATAATACAACAGGTAAATTAATGCAATATGCTATCCGTAGTCAAGCACTAACATCTACAGAAGTATTAGCAGAGGCAACTTACCTTAGAACTATATATCCTGAAATGGCAAATGTAGTAATAGGTACTCAAACATGGACTACTTCTAATGCTGAGATTGTTTGCACTCCACAGGGTAATTTAATACCTGAGATGCAAGCTGCTGCTAATGCGGAGAAATTTACTAATTGTGGTGGAGTAGGACAAACTGATTGGATTGATAGCAATGGAGATGGTTTAGCTAATACACTTGCTAAATTTGACGCTAATGTAGTATCAACTTTCAGTATTGTTACTGGAAATGGGTTTGTAGGTAATGCTCAAAGAGTTTATATAACAAGTAATTATTTATATAACTCTTACATAACTATAGGAATAGCTTTAAGCAAGCCAAAGTATCATAAAATCACATTTAAATATAGGTCTTCAAAAAATTTGTACATAAGTGGTGAAGATGGATTAAATCAGACCTATGTTACCACAAATATTGGAGATTGTGTTTCGGCTTCATTTTATTACTATTCAAATAGTTCTTATCCAAATTTGACTTTCCACCAACTAACTCCAACAGTAGGAGATTGGTATGAGATAGATGAATTATCTTGTCAAGAGGTAGGTTGGAGTGATTCTCAAAATCTATATGATTATATTTCAGGTATTACAAGTGGTAGCGCAGAAGTAAAACAATATGCAGCAGTGAAAGCAGCGGCAATGTGGTGTCATTATACAGCCAATGGTACAGATGCAGAAAGACAAGCTAATGGAGCAGTTTATGGCAAACTATATAATTGGTTTGCAATTAAGTTGCTTCAAATGGATATTGATTATTATAATACAGCAAATCCAACAGCCTTATGGGGATGGAGAGTTCCTACACAAGCAGACTTTACTACATTAAGTACTTATTTAGGCGGTGATACTGTTAGTGGTGGTAAGATGAAAGTTGCAGGTACTACTTATTGGACAACTCCAAATACGGGTGCTGATAATAGTAGTGGGTTTAGTTTGTTACCAAGCGGAAGGAGATTAGGTAGTGATGGTTCTTTTAGTTTATTAAATCAATATGGTTATTGCTATGGAAGTGGCGAGTTAGATGCTACAGGAGATAGATTTTATACAAATAATTCAGATGCAGTAACTACCATTGCAAGAGTTGTCAAAACTAATGGTAATTCAATAAGACTAATAAAAGTATAATGTACAATCCAACTACACAATCTACATATTGGTATGTAGACCAAGAATGGAATATGATGCAGAATTTATCTGTAACAGAAGTCTATGACGATGGCCACTATGATGCAATAGAATCTACTTACCATGCTTATTTAGCATATAGAGATAGTAGATTTATTGATGGCATTAAATCGTGCTGGAAAGATAATGGTAAAAAACTTAAAGGTCAAAGATATCCCAGCCCAGGCTGGGAGTCTATTGGCATTAGCAGAGATCATACAATCTATTCATTCTGTGCATTCGTAGAATCAGGAATGTCTAAAGAGGATATATTGAGTTATGCTAAAAGAATGCCATTTAATCTTGGCATTGAACTAGGTATGAAGATGACTCCTAGTCTATGGTTATGGCTTCGCTTAATAAGTGGAAAGAGTATTGGAAAACTATGGTATCCTGTATGCTGGTCTGGTAAATTCTTTGCTAGATTACAGAATTGGATAGCAGATATTTTAGTAGGGTCATATCCAAATGAAACACCACAAGATGATTATGTTTTTATAAAAGATAAAACCAAGGAAATGATATTTAAAGATTCCTTGCACTATCCTACATTTGCATTGAAACTTGCAGCAGCTCAATTAATGACTCTGCCAGATTCATGGTGGAAGAAACAGATTAATAAACAAGCACTAAAACTAACACCTTCAGAGAATTTTCTATTGCAGATTATATTTGGTGGAGAAGTTAGTAGTGATAAAATAGATAACTATAAACCTATGTATGGTTCTAGATGGGATAATGAATTAGTCCCTGAAAGAACCAGAGGCTCAATAATGGAAGTTATAACAAATAAAGAACATAAATCAGCAAATCAATTAGATGTAGATCTATTAAAAGCTATTTATAAATAATTATTGCCATGTATATAGATACTCATATAGGAGAGACGTATGTATGGATAAAGAAATAATAAAAACAAAATAAAATGAATAATAAAACATTTGCAAAAACGTACGCAAGTACAACACCCCCAGATCCTAAAATGCATGCATTATGGATGGATTTAACTTCCGATCCATATGGAAGTGTAATAAAATGCTGGAATGGATCTATTTATGAGGCAATTACAAAAGATAATACTGATATAGATTTAGTTCATGGTATAGCGATAGATAATAATTTATCAAAATTTGATATAGTTGAGCTACAATCAATTACAACGGAGCCGGCAAATAAAATTAGTGGACATAAATATTATAATCCTAATACTAAGTTAATTTATATATGCAATAGGATTCCGCGATCTGGTATTCAATTTGGTTGGCATTTATATGGAAGTCCGATATCAAAAGATACTTTATATAAGCTTGGTAATCAATATTATATATGGGATGGAGTTGATATGATCTATGTTCAATTAAATACTAAACCAAAATTTCTTACATATAAAGCTATATTTTCACAAAATACTGAAATACAAACAGGTGGCATATTAATTGCAGGACAAACTTATATTATTTATGATTTACTTGAAAGTGATGATTTTGAAAATGTAGATTTTAGAGATATTGAAATTCCATTCATGGCTACTGGTACTACCCCTACTGAATGGAGTGGTGGTACTATTGTTGTAAATCTTGATAATTCTATTATTACAGCAAGAGTTTTAAATCGTGATGAAAATGATTATCTTGGGGATGTAGTATGGACAAGAGATAATGTAGGTAAATATGTTGGAACATTAATTGGGAAACTTCCTTATGGTTTTTGTTTTACTAATGTAAACACAGAAATTTATCAAGATAGCGAAAGTGCACTTATCAATAATAACACATTTTTAAAAAATATAAATGATAGTGATACAGTTAGATTATATACTTATATTCAAGGTATATTAGCATTTCATAATAACGATAAAGTTCAAATCGAAATTAGAGTACGTCAACGTGGTGATGCACCTATACTTTTATCAGCAGAAACTAATACAGATGGTTCACAAGTTATTCTTACGTTTGATAAAGAAATGTCTGATTATGATGTTGCCAATGGAGATTATTTATTTTCTTCAGTAAATCTTACACAAGAAACAGCACAGTCATTTATTATGAGTGATTGTGTAGTAGAGAACAATACTATAGTAATTTATGTAGATACTATTGCAAATGGAGATGAACTGACTATTGACCAGAATTATGCACTTGAGTCTTTAGACTATGGTTTGAAAGCAATACAATTAGAAATACCTATCGTAAACAATGTATTAGAAATACAGGAATAATAAATTATGGCCAAATCAAATTTCGGAACAATAAATAAGAAAGACCTATACAATTCTATATATTATTTTATAGGAACATTCTTATTGTCGCTTGCCGGTGTTATAACATTAGGAAAAGCACCAGAAACTCAACAATTACTACAAATGACTGGGACTGCACTAACACCAGCTATACTATGTATATTCAAAGGAATAGCAACTAATAGCGACGGAAAGGTATTTATCAAAGAAATTAAAAATTAACATATGATATCAGGACCAATGGGTACTAATCCAATAAATCAAATAGGAGAACTAACAGAAAATCTATTTTTCAAAATAAAAGGAGTATTTAGTACGACTATAGGGTGGTTCTTTATGTTAACTACCTTTATGGCCTCAACATTTGGGCCCGAAGCAGATCTTGTTTACTGGGTAACTGGTTCCATATTTGCAGATTTATTTATGGGTGCTTGGAGCGCTATTAAGATGAAGAAATTTCATATTAGTTATGCGCTATCAAGTACAGCAATTAAATTAGTAATGTATTTAATAATATTCTATATGCCACTAGTCATAGACAAAGTGGTTAGTCCGGATTTATCATTATTTACTGAGGTTACTGCAGCAATATTATGTAGTGCTGGATTCTTTTCAATGCTAGCTCATATGCTTATAATAAAACCAGATTTAATGGTAATTAAGTTAATACAAAAAGCATTGATGACGGAAATATCTAGAAAGATAGGATGCAAGCCAGAAGAGGTTGAGGAATATCTTATTAAACATAAATAAAATAAAACAAAATGATTAACAAAATAAAGTTAATCCTATTAGCATCAAGCGCTCTACTAATAACTGGTGGGGCGTTTGTCGCTAAAGGAGTATATGACAATTATATTGCCATGAAGAACGAAATAAGTGTTCATAAAAACAATGAAAGAGCTTATGAAGATATATTGGCTGGAAGGGATAATGATAACCGCGTTCTAAGGCTATCTGTAGGCGATTTAAGACACTCTAAAGATAAGTTGATACATGAGTTGGATTCTGTGAGAAAGTCGCTTAAAAAGCCTGCAAATGGCACTGGCGGGGTCTCTAGTGGAACTACTACACATGTAGGTGGAACTACAGTGGTAAATATCTATAATCCAGACAGTTTTAAGCTAGATACTATAGCGAAATTCAATGATTTAACTAAAATTTGTATTAAAATCAAAAAAAATGCACTAACTACTACTTTAGACATAAACAATTCTATGTATTTATACGTTTACTCATCGAGGGAGTTCGTTAATGAGTACAAAAATGGATGGGATAGATTCTGGCATTTTGATTGGGAGAAGGAGACTGTCTATAGATATGATATAAAGAACTCTAATAACTTAGTTAAAGTAATAGACTCAAGAGTTTATATGAATGACGATAAAATAGAATAAAATGTTAATAGAAGTAAAAAGACACACACTAAAACCAGAATATACCGTAGGGAAAATGTTTATTGACGGCATTTACTACTGCGACACGATTGAGGATACCGTAAGGGATTTAGACAAGGATGGGGATTTCGATAATGGCGAAGAAAAGATATTTTCTAAGACGGCTATTCCATATGGAACATATAATGTTGGATATACATTTTCTCCTAAATTCAAAAAGAACATGGCCATTATAGAACACGTAGAGGATTTCGAGGGAATTAGAATTCATGGAGTGTTACCAGGAGTTATAGCCTTACCAAAACATACAGAAGGCTGTATATTGGTAGGAGAAAATAAAGTAGTTGGAGGATTAGTTAATTCTGCGTTTTATCAAAAAGATATAAATCAGAAAATTGGAGAACAAAAAGGAGAGATGAGGACTGTAACTATTATAATTTCCTAATGAGTATTGAAGATAGAATACTAGAATACTCGAATAACTTCAAGAAAAATATGATGATGGAGAAAAAGTTACATCCTTATATATTTAATTCCTGGAGGTCTATTCTGTATACAGAAAAAGGCAAAAAGGTTGGTGTTTCTGATGAATGGAGAAGTTTCGAAATATTCTATAATGATGTTGTTGGATCTTATAAAAATGGATTAAGATTACATAGACCAAATAAAGAAGAGATATTCTCTAAGAATAATTATATGTGGATTTCTGACAATGATTTATATTTATTAAAAGGTAATTTAGTATATATTGATATAGATGGAGTTTCGAAAACAATAAAAGAGTGGTCTTCTATTTCAGGTAGGACTATTGCTTCTATTAAATACAGATACTATAAAAAAGATAAATTTACTAATAAAGAAATAGTATATGGAAGGATGTCTAGGCCTAGAAGAATAATGAAAAGTATTTCTGAATCTGATAATATTAGAGCAAAGGTATCTAAAATGTGTTCTTCTTATAGAATAAAAGATTTAAAAAAGGTACTATTTTATAATCTAGATATTGATTGGTTTTTAGAAAATATCGCATATAAAAATTGCATTTACTGTGGAGACTCAGAAAATGTAGGATGTGATAGAATTGATAATTCAATAGGACATATAAAAACAAATGTAGTTCCATGTTGTTATACGTGTAACGTAGTTAGAAATATTTTATTTACAGTTGAAGAAATGAAAGAACTTGGATCTACAATATCAAAAATAAAAAATAAAAGAAAAAATGGTTAATTTTAATTCACTAAATAGCCTGATAGAAGATATCATGCTTGAGGTAAGAAATAATAACATAGCTGAGTCTGAGAATCTTAGTAAGGCAACAGTAGAGCAATGGATAATACAATACAGAACTGTTTTAATTAAACAGGATATTGATAAAGGACGTACAATAAACCCAATGTATGTTCAAACTATTAATATGCTTCCGTTTAATTTTGTTCTATTAAATAATGAAACATCATTCAATGATGCATTAGCATTACAGTATTCTGCTAGCACCAATTACAATCCTGGAGATAAGTGTATATATCTTGATAAACTATATGTAGCAAAAATTCCTACAGTGGCGCATGCTCCAATAGATACTCATGGAGCTCCAGATACAGAACATTGGTTAGAGGATACTACTGCTATATTTATTTTGGAATCTAATATTCAATTACCAAAAATGATTGATTTTCATTTTAAACCAGCAATAACAAAATTTGCAGATATATATGGAAATCCTATTGAGCTAGTTGATGAAAACAGAGCATTACTTGGAAAATGGAAAAGATATTCAGGCAAACAGCCATTTGCATATCTAAAGAATGGTAAAGTAAGAATAGTATGTGATGATAAAGATAAGTTAGATAATTTCAACTATATGTATTTATCAGCCATATTTGAAAATCCACTTGAAGATATACTTGGATTATCTGCTGACGATCCATATCCAATTCCTGCAAATATGTTAACTACATTAAAAGAACTAATACAAACTAAAGAAATAGATGTAGTGTCTCTTTCTGACACAGACAATGATAGTTCTAATGATTTAACTAAAACTCAATTAACTGCCAGAGATTATAAAAAATTATCACGTGGCATCAAGTAAACCAAACATACATAGATCTTATACGTTAGACGATTATTTTATATCCTATAAAGAATATACAAAGAATAATCCAGCATATAATGTTACACAATCAAAGTTCTTTTCTGTTATTAAAGACTATTTTAAATTCTTATCAAAAGAATTGATATTAGAGTCTAAAGAAATAAGATTACCAGCTAGGATGGGTACGCTTTATGTAGAAAAAAGAAAACCAAAAAAATATAATAGTGATAGCCTTAGAGTAGACTTCAAATCTACGAGAGAATTAGGAAAATTAGTTCTTCATTTAAATGAGCATTCAGATGGATATAACTATAGTTTTCATTGGAATAAAAAAGATATTCTTCTGAAAAATAAATCATTATATGAATTAATAATGACTAGGGCTAATAAAAGAAGATTAGCTAAGGCAATCAAAGAAGATAGAAAAGATTATATAGAAAGATAATATGATATACAAATTTATCAGTAGCTATCAAGTAATAGCAAAAGTATTAGCGGATTTAGATATATCCGAGGAATCAATCCGAATGGCCGATATGAGAGAATGGGCTGGCGAGGCTATTGAGAAGATAGGCTCAGTAAAACAATTTAAGAGAGTAATACTTGGAGAAGGCGATAATACGGCTATTCAAATTTCAGGGTATCAAGCATCACTCCCAACGAACTTACATAAATTGAATCAAATTATGTATTCTATAAACTCACAAGGTCCATGGTTTCCTATGACGGTAGCTACTGGATCTTTTGATCATTGGGATGTTATACCTCAAGAGGTATTAACTACTGGTCAGACTACTCCTGATATAGTTATCGAAACTATGATAAGGAATATATATGAATCAATGTCTGATAATTTTATATACGCATGGTATAATCAGATGTCAATGGAAGATGCTTTAGAAATAATGAGAAGTAATTCTGCTGCAAGTATAGAACTTAGGGCATTAATACTGTCAATGTTAAAATATAATGGTAGTACTTCTAATGTTACAAGAGAAATTGGATTTAAATATAGAATAGACCCATCACAATCTAAGATAGTTAGTAATATGAAAACTGGGTGGATTAAAGTATCGTATGATGCAATCTATACAGATGATGAAGGATATCCAATGATACCTGATTTAATCTCATACGTAGAAGCTATATATTGGTATATTACTATGAAGCTTAAATATCCAGAATATCTTGCCGGTAGAATGAATAGAGAGATATATTATGATATCAGAAGGTCTTGGAATTTCTATTGCAAACAAGCATACGGGGAATCTATGATGCCTAATGAAGATGAGATGGAAACAATAAAGAACGTATGGACGAAGTTAGTTCCAGATATTTATGCAAACGAAAGTGGGTATGTAAATATTGGAGAACCTCAACGTATCAAAAACTTAAATAGAAGAAATGTCAAACAAGTCTGGTAAATCGCAAATAAATACCTTCTCTGGGGGCATGAACTTAGATTTAGATAAAAGTTTATTAAAATCTAATCAATATAGATATGCTGAGAATGTTCGTACTATCACTAATAGCGATGGTACAACTGGTTCTTTGACCAATATAGAGAGTTCTATGTTTCTAGGTCAAGATACTGATAGTTTATTACCATTTATATCTACTAATGAAATTATAATAGGAACTACTACCATACGCGATATTGGTATTGTTGTTACTAGATTTTATGATAATACTAATTATTATCATCAGATATATAAAGTTACTTTTAGTCTGGACAATTTACCTTCGTTCAAAAAGGTATTGCATAGTACAAATTCCACAAATGGTATAGATATGGGGTTTGGTTCAAACCCAATACTTAGTATGGTTGGAAGGTATGAATCCGATGACAATATAAAACTATATATAGCAGATGGTATAAATTTAATAAAGGTAATAAATATAGGGGCACTAATAACTGGTACATCTAATCTACAATCAACATTAGTTACAGATTCTAAGTACTTTGATATTATCCCTTCGTCAACATTGAGCACTCCAATTATAAATGGATTAGGTAGTGGTAGATTGAACGCTGGAGTTATTCAATATTGTTATCAATTATATAATTATGCTGGAGCCGAAACGTGCTTAAGTCCATTAAGCGCTCAAGTTAATTTAACATCATCAGATCAGTCTGTAGATAACATAAATTACATGGGCCAAGGACTTGGAAAGATATATGGGCTACCTACTGGCAAATCAGTTAAATTAAGCGTAACAGTTCCTAGTAATTCTGTATTTAAAAGAATTAGATTAATATCTGTATATTATTATAATTTCGGAGAGTCCCCAATAATAAATATAATAAATGACTATGACCTTCCTACTACTGCCGGAAGTATCGCATTAGAGGATGGTGGGGTTTCGTATGTTGGTGAAATGACTATTGATGAATTTAATGCAATTGGAGGATTATTAATTAAGCCTAAATTTATTGAATCAAAGAATAATATATTATTTGCAGCCAATACACATGAAGATACATGGGATATAGAAAATTACGATACTAGATCGTATCAATTTGAAAAATATGCATTAAGTACTACTATTGAATTTGCTCATTATGGCGGACAATCAGCTCCTCCGGGAAGTACTACTATTGAATTTGCTCATTATGGCGGATTTGGCTCTCCGGATCACTCGATGCTATATGTTTATGTTCCAACAGGAATGTTACTTTCAAATATTATTCATATAGGATATAGTGTTTCTGGAATAAATGGCATCGTCAGATTATCTGCATTGGTTACTGATATATCAAATACGTCAGACGAAGATGGTATTGGTATAATTACTCTATTGTCAGATGTATCAACTCTTGGTAGTCATGATATTATTAATTTTTCAAGTGTTAGGGTAGCGTTATATGATTCAATTTCAGATACGCCTATCTATAAATTATATTCTGAATTAAATTCAATATCAGCAACGCATGATTGTATTCACAGGGAAATATACGATGAGGATAGATATTCTAATTTAAAAGGAATTTATAATAAAGATACTAAATTAGGTGGTTCCGGGGTAAATGTATCATATCTATTTACGAATACATATTTTATAGAATCCTATGGAGATTACTGGGGAGCTACTCCTGGTATTTCGCTACCTACTACAGAAAAAAATATTAATATCGATCAAAGGACTGCTAGGATAGGCGACGTTAAAAGAACTATAAATTCAATAAAGTTAAAAGACTCTAGCGGTGCAGTTTCAAGTCCATATTTATCTGAATTTGGAATATCAAATGCTGATGGTTTTTTAAATTATTCAAATCCATTATTAGCTAATAAATTTAAGTCTTATCAAAGAGATGAGATATATAGATTTGCTGCAGTATTTTATAATGAAAAAGGGCAGAAAAGTCCAGCGCACTGGATTTCCGATATAAGATTTCCGGCTGGATATATGGAGTCTACAGACTGGGACTCTAGCATATTTGATATGCCTACCGAAACTACTGATACTGCAATAATTGGAAATTTTCTAGAAAATCAGGAATTAGTAGTAAAACCACTCGGACTTAAATTTACATTTGCAAATCTAAATACAATACCAACGGTAAAAAGAATTGAAATAGTCAGAGCAAAAAGAGATTTAAATAACAAGACTGTATATGGTCAGGGTGTTGTTCAAAAAACGGGCACTTACCATAAACCAGAAATATCAAACTCGGAACCATCAGATAGATATACCGGATTTGGAATTGATAATTCAATAACACCACATCCAGTCATATCTATGGCATATGACTATTCTATAGTTCCACAATCAACTACAAATACGACTACACTACCAATTCCTGGGGGCGGTGGATGGCAGGCTGGTCCTGGGACTGGGTTTGAGGATGGAATGATATCATCGTTTGATAATTATTGTAAGGGAAATTCTAGCGTTGCTTTTAATAACGTTAGCATGAGCCCATTTCATTATAATAAAGACTTTTTATTGTTTATAAACCCAGAGGTGTCTTTTTATAAAAACTCATTTACAGAACAAATAAAATCCATATCAAATTCTATCGATATGGATATAGTAGATATGGTGTTTCCAATGACCACAAGAACTACCACTACAGAAGGATTGGTTTACTATGGATATTACCAGGAAAATAAAATAGTATTTGAATATAATAATGGAATTAACGGTGGAAAATTATATTTATCATCTATCCAGTCTGGTGCTGATATA